GCTGCAAATAATTGATGGGTTGCATGTTGCGCCTTTAGAAGTTCAAGCCGAGGTCTTGATTGCCGTATGCGAGACCTGAGCCAAACCCAGATGATCCGATCGGAGTTTGTGAGAATTGCGCCTGGATGCCAGATGTCCCACCGCCGCCACCAAACAGTTTTCCAAAGCCGCCAGCGCCTTGGATTGCACCAAAGGCCTTTCCGATTCCGCCTGTCAATGCGCCTTGTTCTCCAAGGATGCCACCGGCCTCGGCTGCGCCTTTGCCTGTCATCAAATTGGAAATGTTTGCGCCTGTTTGCTGACTGAATTGGCCAAGGCGTGCGGCTTGAGTGCCGCCTACGCTGGTGAGGCCACCAAGACGTTCGTATTGCTGGTTGATGAGGTTGGAGAGCAAAGCAGGGCGGAATTGAGCCAATGCCGCTTGCACGTTGCCACCACGTAGGCCGCCTGTGGCTGATGCGTTTTGAAGAATGGCATTTTCACCTTGTTGCGCTAGGGCTTGGAATTGTGGGCTGCCTTCCAGTGCTGTGATGGCTTGGCGCTGGGCTTCTGGGCCGCCCATGCCAATTAAGGCTTGCTGGCTTGTGAGTGCGCCAGCTCCGGCTTGTGCGTATGGTTGAAGGAGCTTTTGAATTTCTGCAAGCTGTGCGCGTTGCTCGTCAATGCCTGCTTGCGATGCTCCGGCCTGAACTCCAGCGGCTTCACCAACGGCTTCCTTGCCTTCAATTGCGCCGCCGAGTGCGGAGCCAATAGTTCCGCCAATTGGACCGCCTAAGAATGTCCCTGCAATGCCGCCAAGAGTGCTAAGTAAACCCATAAAAACACCTCAATATTCATTGGATGCCGCTGGTAGCAATTTTCTCAGCGGCTCGATTTTCCCACATTTTGACAACTCGTCAATCTTCCATCTCGAATTCGCGCTCTTCCCAAGCCTGGCAAGCACGCAAGTCGTGGCAGATGAAGTCGAATTTGGTGCAGTAGCCTCGGAAGCCTGCATTGGTGTCCCAGTCGTTGCGCGGGATGCGCTCCATCTTGGCTTGGGTCATGGTGCTGTTGTCGTAGTATTCGCAATTGGAGCAGCGACGACGACGGGCTTCTTTTTCGTCCACTTGCATGGCTTGACCAAGCGCGACCCAGTACACCTTGTTGGCTGTGGGTTCGTTGCTGGGGTTCTCTGGGCCGAGCATCCAGTCGTCGATCACCACTTGGGTGTTCTTCTTGTTCTCGGCTGCGGTGATGAATTCCTCCTCGACCGGCAGGCCCATGAAGCCCTTGGGCATCATCATGAATTTGTCCATGCTATTTCTCCTTTAAGTGATTTCGCGGCCAGAGGCGCGGATGGTCAGCGATGTGGCTGCGCTGGCAATGGTGCTTATGTATCCGCTTACATCCAGTGCTTGGCCAACCAGCTCGGGGCAAGTGTATGTCTCATCTGGTGCAATTGCGCGGGTGTCAAGAATCAGGTTATCAGCGCCTGGCGTGCCGCCGCTTGTGACCAAGTTGACGCTGATCGTCACATTGCCTGCGGTGGTGTTTGTGATAGTGAACTTGTCAATGATGGCCTTGCAGTTGTTGGCTGTGTACTGCGTAGTTTGGGCGTTTTCTGCCTGCTTCGCTGGAATTAAAACTTTGATAGATACGGTCATTTCTGCTCCTTTTGGTTACCAACCGATTGCTGTAATGTCTGACAATCTTTCTGGAAAATCAGCAATGTACTGATCTTTGATTGATTCGTCATATTCCTTTTTCGTACCGTCTTGAAACGTCACGACAAGTTTGTTATTTTCCCAGTCAATGGTGTATGAGTCGACCATTTATTGAATCCTGTAAGTGAACGAGAAGTTGTAAGTGACCGACGTATTGACACTAGGTCTCAAACGAATTTCAACACAGTCGTTTGTTGTCTCAGCAACGAACACCAGCGCGTTTGCGACGAATGGCGTTCCGATAGATGCGCCTGTGCCGCCCAAGTTTCTTGTTGCGCTGAAATTGCTTGCGATCGGCAAGGACATTTTTACAACTGTGTCTGTCAACAACACAGTCGCGTCGATTGCAATTTGGCCGCTGACGGTCACCGTGTTCCCAACCCTTAAATACTGGCCTTCCGAAAAAGTCACAGAGTCCACGTTTGTGTTGGTGCTGACTTGCGTTGGCGTATATGCACCGCTGAACACATTTCCACTGGTGCCAGTCACAGTCAAGTCAGAGATGGTTGGCGCTGTGCCAAAAACCAAAGCGCCAGAACCAGTTTCATCGGTCACTGCTGCGGCCAAGTTTGCGCTTGATGGTGTGCCAAGCCAGGTTGCAACGCCTGTTCCAAGGCTGGTGATTCCTGTTCCGCCATTGGCAACAGGTAGTGTTCCTGTGACATGGGTGGTGAGCCCAATTTTGCCCCACGATGGAGCCACACCTACGCCACCAGAAATCAGTGCGTTGCCTGTCGCCACATCTGGCAGCTTTGCTAGGGTGGTGGTCGTGTTGGCGTACAAAATGTCGCCTACCGCATATGAGCCAAATCCTGTTCCACCTCGAGTTGCTGCCAATTGACCAGTCCAGCCCAATGTCAAGCTAGTGGCAGCAAGCAACGCTGTGCTGGGAGAACCACCCAATGTCAACGTGACGTTTGTATCGTCAACTTCAGTTAATGCTGCGCCAGTCACCCACTGTGGCGCTGTTGCGCCTGCATTGACCTTGAGCACCTGCAACGCTGTGCCAATAGGCAGCATTGCAGTTGTGCTTGACGCAGATTGATACGGGACAGAACCTGTTGCGCCACCTGCCAGATTGGTGGCCGTTCCGACTGGCAGCGTTGATGCAGGGACGTTTTCCCAGCGTTGCTGCACCCCGTCGTACTGGAGCAAGTCTCCATTGGCTAGTGTTGGCGCATAAACATCAGACAGTTGACTGACCAATGGCTCGGCTTGAACTCTGACAAAAACTGATCCAGAACCTGCTGTCGCAGCATTGACAACTGCTGCCACCACAATGTGTGGGAGTGGTGCAGTTGGTTGCGTCTTGGTCAATCCACCAGCAAATGATGGGTTGTAGTACAGGATGTCACCGTCTGCCCAGACCTCACCATACGGTGTTCCAGTAGTGTTAAATCCTCGAACCAAACCAAAGCTGGAGACCAGACCAAATCCATTGTTTGCAATGGCTTCTGCGGCCACACCCATGATGAGCTGGCCATTGGTCACGCCAGTGGATGGCTTGCCCTTAAGCACGCCAGCGGCACCAACAGAGCCATCGAACATGATGAGCTGGCCTTTGGCAATGGCAGCCGATGCCTTGATGTAGTAGTACTGAGACTCGCCAATGGCTTGGTTGACATTTGGTGTCATTTCAAGATTGAGCGTGTAGCCACCGTTCCAGTGCATGCGACCAACCTTCACGGCTGGCGATGGTGTGGTGGTATTGAAGTCGATGTAGTCGGTCACCAGCGAATTGTTGTTTTCGATGGCTGGTGCAGTTGCAATCAGCTCAAGAGTCCGAGCCAACTGAGCAACAGCATCCAATGCCTGTTGAACTTTGGCATTTAGCACAGCCTGATCGACTGCGGTGTCTTGAGCCAGTGCACTGAGCTGTGCAAGTGCCTCGTTTGCTGTGGCCGCTGCTGTGTCTGCCTGGTACTCAAAGTCAGTCCCGACAATCACCTGCAACTCATCCACGACAGAGAAAAGCAGTTCAAACTGCCTGATCTGTTGCTGATCAGTCAGAAACTGCGCGAGCTGATCTCGCGTCAGGTTGAGTTTGCGTGATGTTGGTGCGGTTGCCATCAGAATGCCAATGCCTCAATCTGAGCTTCAAGTCGAATGAATGACACATGGGCATCGCTGTCACCACGGAATCTCTGGATGCGCCAGTTGCGCATGTGGCCCTGCTGAAACCATGCAAGGCGCTTGTTGCTTCCTGTGGTGCCCACGGTGATGCTGCGGTCTTGACTCCAGGCTTGGCCGTCTGTGCTGTAGCTGGTGCTGATCTGTGGGTTGGTGCCGAGAGCCACGCTGCCGGTCAAGCTGACCAGCTCGATGCGGTTAAAGATTGCTCCGTTGCCTTCGTTATAGGCGATGATTGTTCCGAATTCCCAACGCACTTGCTGGCCCCAGTGTTGTCCGGTGTCTTGCACCAAATAACCAATGGAGCTGCTTTGTGGATCTCCGACCAGCCATTTGTCGTATGCCCAGACAAGGTTGCGTGCGCGGTACTGCGAGAAGCCCACGATGGTGGTGGTCAGGGTAAACCAGACTTGGTCTCCAAGCGCCTCCGATGCGGCTGCGTCATAGACTACCGTGCGGTCTGGCAAATGGATGTAAAGGTGTTGATGCGCTTTATCGTTGCGTGCCTCGAGCTTGACTAAAGCCAACTGTTCTTCTGTGTAGGTAAGCAGAAGCTGGTCAATCTCTTGGGTGCTGATCTTTTGGGTGGTGGCCGCAGCGCCGACGTAGATGCCTGGGGCTTCGTTCCAGCCGCTGCCTAAGAAGGCGATGCGATCGATGTAGACGCAGCAGGCAAAAGTGCCGACCACGCCCTTTTGAAGTTGAGCGCCATCAATTCGTGCAAATGGAAACAGCTCGCCGCCTACGTTGTCGAACACCTCGATGGTGTTTCGGTTGAGTGCGTAGACCTCGTTGCGCAGCTTGAGCAAGGCCACCACCGGATCGGGGTCAACCTCGGAGCTGCCGTATTTCAGGGGGTTGACCTGCAAGGGGTCTGTCAGTTCGGTGACGACTAAAAATTCGCCATCTGTGGTCATGAAGTAACCATCGACCCAGCAGAAGTCAAGCACCACGCCCAAGTCGGGGTCTGTGTTTTGTGTGAGTGTTGATGCCACTGGGTCCCAAAAATACAGTCGGCCACCAGATGCAATGCCTAGCAGATCGAAGCTGTAGTCCATCGTCACCAGCTCTGATGTTGGCCCACCAACATCGCCCAAAGTTGTCACTGTGCCATTGCTGGCCACAGACACTAGCTTGGTGCCCATGACGCGATAGCAGATGCCATTCCAGTTGATGCCGCCGCGATCTGTGCCTGGGCCTGTGCCATTGGCCACAATGCCGTCACCAGGGCGCAAAAATCCATTGCTGACGCCTGATTGCTTTGGAACTGGCACCATGTTGACCGGGTAGGCCGTGCGCAGCTCTGGGGTGGCGTCGGCATAGATGCCGTTGAGGATTGGGATTTGCATGGCTTACCACTTGACCTTGTTGGCCCAGTACGCTGCGCTCAGTTTGCCCTTGGCAATGTTGTCAGCGTGCCGAGCTTTGAATGATTCGCGCCGGGCTTGGCTGGCTT